GTTACAAGCACCGCAGCAGAACTTAATATTCTTGATGGTGTTACAAGCACCGCAGCAGAACTTAATATTCTTGATGGGCTTACTGATGTAGGCTTTAAAAATATACCTCAAAATAGTAAAAGTGCTGCTTATACGTTAGTTCTCACAGATGCTGGTAAACATATATTCCATCCTGTAGGTGATAATAACGCTAGAACTTTTACTATACCAGCAAATGGTTCAGTTGCTTACCCTATTGGAACAGCTATTACTTTTATTAACATGGCAGCAGCCGATGTGACTATTGCTATAACATCGGATACCTTAAACTTGGCTTCAGAGGGTACAACAGGTTCAAGAACTTTAGCTCAATATGGGGTAGCCACAGCAATCAAGATGGTGGCTACTAATTGGGTAATCTCTGGCGCGGGACTAACATAATATGAGTGCAACACAACAAGTTTTATTGGGGTTGAGCGCAGGTGCAGCAGCGTTAGATATTGCTTATATCGGCAGTACTTTAGCATCAGGCGCCAACACTAATACATTTTCAGGGCATAGTATAGGAACAGCAAGTGATGATAGATATATTGTAGTTGCTATCTCTTTCTCTATAAGCGCAGGTAGATCTTTTGCTGCTTGTACAGTAGGCGGCGCAGCAACCACAATTCTTAAACACACAGTATCTGGTTTAAGCAGTAACGGACACGGCGAAGCAATTATTGTAATAACGGATGATCCGGTTACATCAGGCACTTCTGCCGATATTGTAGTGACTCAAGGCGGTTCGGCGGGCGGTACTAATGGGTCTACTATAGGGGTCTATGCCTTAACTGGTTTATCTAGTACATCTGCTACACATACAGCAGGAACAACAGTTTCAGGATCGGGAGGTACTGGGTCTATGAGTATAGGCGTATCGGATGCTGGAGGCACTATTGCTGTTATGGGGGCAGGGGGATACTCCGGTAGTGGTTTTTCAAACACTTGGAATAACATAACACAAAGGTATGCAATTGATGGATACCCAAGCGGTGTTGGGCAATATAGTAGTGGCGCAAGTATCCTTACCGCCTCAGCCGCCACGTTATCTCTTTCGTGCGCCACTGCCGATACTTATTATGCTGCGTTTTCTGCCGTGTCATTTTTATAGAAATAGGAATAAATTAAAATGAAGAAATTTTTAAGAGTATCAGACAATTACTGGCCTGTTACTGAGGAAGACCTTAACCCTTTCCTCACAAAACCCTCACGTAATTTTAAGCCCAATGAAACTGAATATACAGAGCCTAGCCCCTTAGAGACTCCAGAAATTAATGTACTTACTCAGCGAGTAGTTGAAGTGCAACCAGTATTGGTTGATGATGTATTAACTCAACAGTGGGAAGTGCAGGAAAAATATACAGTCTCGGCTAAAAAAGAAGAGGTGCTTGAAGAGCATCGTGTCTTTTTAGCTACGCAGGCCGCAAGCACTATGCGCTCTCTTAGGGATGTTAAGTTATCCACAAGTGATTATATGGGACTCAGCGACAACACAATGACTGCTGCTTGGATTACTTATCGTCAAGCACTTAGAGATGTCCCCGGACAATCGGGTTTTCCCAGTACTATTATATGGCCCGATGAGCCTTAATCATGGATGACAACAATAACAACGTCATAACATTGCCAAGCAAAAATCCTGATCTTATATTAGAAAAAGCATCAGAAGAACTAAGTGCATGTGTTATAAAATGTTCAGAGGACGGACTACCTCTAGAGTCCCTAATAGGTCTTCTGGACATTTTTAAAACTAGCCTGACTCTTGAATTAATAAGCCCAGAGGAAGAAGACTAACATGGCAACTAAAAAAGTAGACAAGAAAAAGATGGCTTGCAATAAGCCAAAGCGCACACCAAGCCACGCTAAAAAATCTCATGTAGTTAAAGCATGTGCAGGCGGTAAACAAAAAGTAATACGCTTTGGAGAACAAGGAGCAAGCACAGCAGGTAAACCAAAGGCAGGCGAGTCTGCAAAGATGAAAGCAAAACGAAAAAGTTTCAAGGCCCGTCATGGTAAGAATATTAAAAAGGGTAAAATGAGTGCAGCTTATTGGGCTGATAAGGTCAAGTGGTAGTGGAGTACATATTATGACTGAAGCAGAAATAAAACTAGTTATACAAGAGGCCGCTAAAGAAGGCGCAAAACAAGCTCTCAAAGAAATAGGTCTTTCAGATATAGAAGCGCCTAACGATGTCAGAGAATTAAGAAGCTTACTGGATACTTGGAGAGCTACGAAACAAACAATAGGTCATACAGTAGCTAGAGCCGTTACAACAGCAATTTTAACTGCACTAGCTATAGGTATTTACATGGGATGGGAGAAATAATGTTAAATTTTCTAGATCAGCTAAAAGCTTTAATTATACGAACTAAAGAAAAACTTAGCGAACCTGTAACTGCACCTAGACGCAAAGTTATTGTTGTAGGCGTAGGCATTTTAATTATAATTCTTGTCGCTTATGTATTGTAATGTTAAATTTTATTGACGCTTTAATTGGTCCTGTCTCAACTCTCTTAGATAAGGTTGTAGCCGATAAAGACCTCAAAGAAAAACTGGCACATGACATTGCAACAATGGCAGAACGTCATAGCCACGATGTTATACAGGCACAAATAGCAGTCAACCAGACTGAAGCGAGGCACAGGAGTCTTTTTGTGTCCGGGTGGCGACCAGCGGTGGGATGGACATGCTGTCTGGGTTTAGCAGGAAATTTCATTCTTATACCGATGGGTAATTTTATAATGGCTCTGGCAGGTTCAGATATACTTATACCTTTGATTGATGTTTCAACCATGATGCCAGTATTGATGGGCATGTTGGGCTTAGGTGCAATGAGAACAGTAGAGAAAATCAACAAAGTTGAAAGGAACACATAGGAATTATTATGGCTAAGAAGAGTAGCAGAACAAGAGCGCAAAAGAAAAGAGCAGACTATCGTAAGGGTGGCAGGGTCCACTACGAAGTGGGGGGGCCGCAGGCAGCTCAAAACAGTGGTGGAAGCGACTGGTATAGTTGGAAAGCCCGGTATGAAGCACCTCTTACTGAGTCACAACCTGTTTACACTAACCCTGTTGCTGGACAAACTGCTCAAGATAGACAAAATGCCATAAACGCAACTTCTCAGGGGTACGCGCCCGGTACATCTTCTACAGACTCAACTGCATCTAAAGCTACATCATCTGTTGGAAATTTAGCATCAACAGATTTAGACAGGGTTAATATGTTTGATAACAATCTACAACCAACAGGTGTTCGTGAAACTTTTAATCCTGCCAGTGTAATCGCTAATGATACTTCTACAACTACTACAACTACTCCAACCTATACTGCGGCAGATGTAGATAAAGCTTATGCCGATCTTAATGCAGGTACAATAACTGCTGCTCAACTAGCTACACAATATGGTGTTACAGAAGACTATGTTAATACAAACTTAGCCGCTCATAATGCTCAAGCTGCTGCTGCTAAACCAACAGTTGCTCCTACACCACCAGTTGTTACTACAAATGCCGCTACTGTAGCTGCTATTCCTGCTGATGGTGATTACACTGAAGCTGAAACACAGGTAGTACAGGATGCTATTGCGTCAGGTGTAATATCGGCTGCTGAAGTTGCAGCGAAGTTTGGAGTTAATGAAGCACAAGTAACGCAGGAAATAAGAAGACGAGAAGCAGTACAGTCTGGAGTAGATATAAGTCCTCCTGACGTTACTGACATGATGGATAGAAGTTTTGAGACTCCACCGCTTTACAAAGACCCTTATGCGACTCCTGCGACTACTGATCCTGTTACTGAAAAAATAACTGAAACTCCTTATGAATTCCGTAACATGGAAGCAGAAAAGGCTACTGCTGATGCTGCTGCCGCTACTACTACCGCTGCTGTCGCTGCTATACCTGTTGATGCTGATTATACGAAGTTTGAAGTTAGTCAAGTATTTGATGCTTTAGAAAACGGTTCTATGACAGTAGAGCAAGTTGCCGCACAGTTTGGTGCTACTCCTGCACAAGTACAGGCAGAGTGGGATCGTATGCGGCAGGTTAAAGCAGGTGAAGCAGTTACAACAGCCGATCCTTTTTCAGAAGGAGTATATGATGCTACTAAAGGAGCCTTAGCTAAAAAAGCTGAAGAAGCAGCAGAAGCTGCTAGTACACAACGTAAAACAGATTTAGATACAGATACAACAGAGCAGTTAGAAGATGTTGATGTAGAAACTAAAACTTGGGTAGTGAATGATCCAGCAACAACAGTAAATGAACAACTAGCAGCAGGGGCATTTATTAAAGACTACAAACGTGTAGACCCCGATTTGTTGTTTGACAAAAGACAATCAGTAGATATAAATGTTTCTTCTGGAATAACAGCAGATGCAGATATACAACAATTAGCTGCTTATGAAAATATAACAGCTCCTGATGGCGTAGGCGCTAATGCATTTACAGAAGCTACAGCCGCCCTAAAAAAAGCTGCTGAAGCAGGTGTAGTAAGTCCCGGAAATTATGATGCCTTTCTAACTGATCTTCTTAATAGCCCACAATTTGCTACAGATGTGAATCGCCCTACAATTTCTGTTGACGAAATACGACAGCTTTCTGGAGGTACTACTCAAGCAGCTCAGTTTAGTGCGGGTCAAGCAAAGGCTGGTCTAGGCCAAAGGACTACTGACAATTTTATAAGCGACAGTTCTTTTATAGACAAAGTAGGTTTTAGAGATGATGTCAATGTATCAGCCACACCAGAAGCCGAAAAACAAACTAGAGAAGCTATAA